TGCTCGCTGTGCGGCTTTCGTCGGCGAACAATGTCGCGGTTGCCGCGCGCAATGCCAATGATGCACATGCGTCCTTCACTGCCTGCGGCACGCTTGCATCGTCGTAGTAGCTGGTTGAGCCGCCATATAGCACCGGCGCGTCCTTGATTGGCACGTTGTAGCGCGGCCAGTCGAGGGATTGCGTCGTGGTCTTGCGCCAGCCTGCCCACTTTGGGCGATAGCGCTGGAGCATATACTGGGTGGCCTTGCGAAGGCACTGTTCGCGGATGGTGTCGCTCGCCAAAGCAGCCCAAGCGACATTTCCAATGTTCGAGTGAAATGTACTGGCCTCCGCAACCGTGCAATACGCTTCTGCGGTTGCCAGACCAGTTCCATCTTCGACGATCAGCGCCATGCTTTTTATCCTTTACGCCCGCGCTTGTCCGTGACAGGGGCTTCGGCAGGGGCTTCGCTGAACAGCTCGTGCTTCGCCGGATCGAAATCTTCCTCGTTGATGATGATAAACGGGATGTCTGGATTGTCGGACTTAATTTTCACGGTAGGGCATTGCATTGCGGTCTCCTTGTCTCACTGTAAGTTGTTGCCCACTCTGAAGAATGGGCAAGGGCTTACGGTCAGCCGATCAACAAAGCCGAGTGCCGAGGGGCGATCATCTTCATGCCCCACGCCAATGCCACCTCGAAGTGGACTTGACGATACTGTCGATACATCGCCACTTGGAAGCTCAAGCCGGACACCGGGTCAACGATGTCCATAACATCGTCGGCTTGGTCGCCGCCTTCGGGCATGTACGGGCTACGGGTAGCCAATACAATGGACGATTTGCTGAACACCATGTTGCGATCGGTGGCAGCGGTGATCGAAAGCGCAGTTGCGGAAGCGGGAATTGCTTGACGAAGGCCCGGCTCTTGCAGCGTAACCACGCCGCCGGTCAGTGCCGTGCCCACCACATACTTGTTGGTGTCGCCAGCAAAGGTCACGATGTCGCCTGCGAGGATGGTGCCCGTGCCGGTAATCAAAGTGATTGCAGTTGCCCCGACAGCGTAGCCCGCCGTATTGGTGGTATAGGATGCACCTGTCCCGACAGTTACCGCAGTTTTGACCTGCGCCGATTGACCGAGGCCAACGCCGAAGATGTCGCCGATGATACCGCGACGCAGCATCTGGTCGGTTCCAGCCTCGTTCACCTTGAACAGGGCGGACTGCTTACCCCGGATATTGGCAATCGCCGAGCTGGACAGCACAGCGCGCAAGTCTGTTTGTGGTGCGCCGTTGTCTTCCAGAATTTTGACGACTTGCGCCATGTCCGACAGATCACCCGCAGTACCAAAAGGCTGCGTGTTGTAAGTGCCATAAGCGCGGGAGGTGTTGACGTGCAATGCGGCGAGGTCTGCTTCGACCATGTTGACGATAGCGCGCATACCTTGTGCGAAACGCTGCGTCACCACGTTGTCGTAGATGCCGGTCTCGCCGACCGCGATCTGCTCATCGCCGTTCCAAGCGATAGGGGCTTGGTACTGGTTGCTGATGGTCACGGGTACGTTTCCGGGAGTCGCACCGCCCGTGTCGGGGGAATACGCGCCCGGGGTGATGGAAACAGGGGTAATTGCACCGACAACCGGGACATTGACGGTCTGGTTGAGGGCTACGCGGTCGATGCGGCTGTCGCGGGTTACAGCGGGAATGAAACCCACCAGCTCGCGACTGACAACGTCGGCTGCGGCATAAAGTGTGGGAATCAAGGAGTTCAACGTGTTGGGAGAGGCCATGATATTTCCTTTCAAAGTTAGTCAAAAAATCGCTTAATTGACCATCTCGGTCTGGATACCATCGCCCCGCCGTGGGAGCATTACCAGTTTACTACGGGTGAAACTTTACCGCTAAAACCTTTACTCCACAATCTGATATTGCTTTGCGGCTGCCGACCTGTCACGCGGAGGCAAAGCATCAAACTGCGACCGCTTCATTGTCTTTCCACCGCCTGAACCATTACCACTACCAGCCGCACCACCGCCGCTTGACGAGGCTGGGAACCAATGCGGTGCGATTTCGGTCATGCTTTCAATCCACTCTGCCGGGCTGAACGGGGTTTTTCCATCCTTACCCAGCACCGGCTTGCCAGCAGCGTCAAGCTGCACTGCATCGCCATGTTCGTCCAGCACAAACAGTTCACGCGCCGCCCGCAATACATCGCCGGACTTGATAGCGCTGGTGTGAACCTTGCCCATCACCGCATCCCGGATACGATCATCCAGCACGCGTTGGCTGTATTGCTTGACTCGCGCTTCAGCGGATGTCGTCTTGCCGTGCGCCTCGTCCAACTGCTTTTGCAGGTCAGCGCGCAACTTTTCAGTGCGGTTGTTCACGACCTCTTCAATCTTGCCTTCGGCCAGGAGCTTCGCTTCACCGTCTTGGTCGAGCTTCGCCATCATTTCCCTGACCTTTTCAGGGTCAATACCGGCGAACCGCTCTTCCAGTTCCTTCGCCGCCTTGCGTCTTTCAGCAGCTTCGCGCTTGACTGTCGCTAGTTCAATGCGCATCTGGTTGGTGTCTTCAATTCCGGTCACGTCCAGATGGTACTTACCATCCTTTTCAACGTAAAAACCTTTGAGTGCTTCATCGGGTGCTGCGTCAAGCGTGAGTGCTAGAGCCATGTTTGATACCTTTCGCGTGGTTGAAACCTTTATGCTTCGCGCAATTATGCGCTGGATGTTTTTGATATGTCAAGCGTATTTTTTTGGAACAGGGAATCATCCGGCGAATTCCATTTGTCGCCGAATTTCTGGTCGCCATATCCGTTTAGTATTTTTCCTTCGCTGTGGCATTGCTTACAAAACTCGCTTGTGCCTTGCCAGCTACTGGACGCGCCTTTCGGAGGGGTGAAGTAATCACCAAGTGGCTTGAATTGTTTGCAGTGGTTGCATCGCTTGTTCATACTGAACCCGAAAGAGTGAGTTGAAGAAGTTACCCAAAACTCCGCCATCAGCCATACAGAATATGGCATCCGGCAGAATTAGGTGGTCTGAACCGTCAAGTTGCTCGTCTCATCGTACCATGCAGGTAATCGTGTCATCCCTGCACCTCGTGCGCTTTCCCCTCGAACACAGAGAGTCTAACTAGGTCGCACGAATCAAGTCCTTACTTCCACGTTGCCGTAACACCGTGCTGAACCTGACATTCTCCACCTTTGGCGCTGTTATCTTTTTTCGCCACTTCCAAACTTGCCAAAACGTTTTCTTCTTCGCCCCTAACGCCACTACACCGCTATTCTGGTTTCCTTACGCGCCAAGGATTTACGAATTCAAGGCCGATAAACTCAAGTTCGATCAGCACCAAAACAAAAGCCCAGAGGCATTAGGTTTTGGAGTTTGCCGTAGCGGGTAAAGTCGCCGGAACAATGAAGTCCCCTCCAAACCTAATAACCACTGGGCTATCACTTTACCTAGCGACGGCAAATCGCTGATGTCCGCAATTATAGTGATATTTTATTGCGTGTCAAGCGTATTTTCGTTGGAGTTCTTTTAATGAAATCGGCGCGCCCCGACCGGATACGAGGTCGCGCAGGGTGATTTTGCCCGCGCGATAAAGGTCTGCACGCCCTTTGCCAAGAACTTCGTCTTGGAAAGCAGGCGTCTGGCGCGCCAGATACTGCGCGAAGGTCGTTGATCCTTTGACTACCCCGGAACTGGATGCCCTGCCTCCAGCCTTCATAACTGCCTCAGTAAGCGGGGTCATGGCATAAGTCGTGCAGCGGCATGAGAAATGCGCTGCGGGTTGCATCCAAGCCAATGAGTGACCTACAGGGCGCTTCGATAATGTTTTCCATCGTAAACCATCCCGGGGCGCGCAGATTCTGCAAACGTGCGAATCTAGTGCGCTTAACCAAACTGTTTCGGAGTCGTTGTCAGCGTTCGCTTCCTGCACCGCCATCCGTGCGGAATTCATTGTTTGCATCACGCTGGTATGTACCAATGCGGTCGAATTGCGCCCTGCCATATCCGCAATGTCATTCACCCGGCTGAATATCTGGTTCATGGTTTCGCCCTGCGCTATCCCTTGCCGGACGGCGGCAGCGAAGCGGAAGGACGTATCGCCCGCGATCTTGCTCCACCATGCCCTTGCCGGGGAGCCTTCGATCAGTAGATTGGTGACAAGCGCATCCAGCACGGTCTTGCTCGGCATGGATGCTGCCAGTGTGGTAGCGGTCTGTGCGGCTGATATTCCCACCACGGTCGAATAGGTTGGAGCGAGGATTGCCTGGGCGCGGGAGTAATAATCGGCGATCACGAGGTTTGTCTCGCGCAGCATCGTATTGATTCGCGCCTTGCCCCAGTTGGTCAGGTCGCCGGTCGCTAGTTTGGCGATCAGTTCTTTTCGCATCGCTTCGATGAGTTCCAGCACACTCGCTTCGACGTGCGAACTGTGCCTCAATAGATCGAGAGATACATTGATAGCCTTGTCTATTTTTTCCAATTCGGTTGGGCTTATTCCGGGCATTACATCTCCAGCATTGCGATAATTAGCGCCACTTCCTCATCGTCCTTCGCGGCAGTTATTGCAGCGGCAAGCTCAAGTGATACAGCATCGCTCGCTGCAAGGCGGGCTCCAGGTGCTGCGGGTACGCTTCCTGCGACTGGTCGCTCATGTCGTGGAATGCGAACTGCAACATCTCCGACTGGCTTAATGCCGCCGGGTACGCTTCCCAAATCCAGCGGTTGACCTGTATCTCTGTTGATTGGCCCATGGACTGCACGTTACACGGTGGTACGTTGCACCGCCATCGCCATTGCGTCGGATAACATCGCTTGATTGTCGGCAATGGCAGCCATTGCGTCATATAGCGGTTGCAGGTCAATCTCCGGCGTTGTTGGCTCCGGCGGCAATGGTTCGCCCTCTTGCGGTTCCTGCCCTTGCATCAAGTTCACCCCTGCACTGCTGATGCGCTCCTGCTCTTCTTCGTATGTTATGCCTGCCGGAATAATCTCGCCCGCCTGTAAGTTGCTGAATAAAACTTCGCCCGAAATAGCGCCTTGCTGCCATGCGCCGATCAGCGAGGTAATATCCTGTGCGGTCATGCCAGCGGGCAGGAAGTCAGTGTTCAGGGCAACTTTGATCTCGCCTTTGATACCCGCCCAGTCTGCGACCCATTGCAGCGCCTTTTTCGCCGCCATGCCTAGCGTCAGCGCAATCGCGGCCAGCGTCGATTCTTCGCCGTACTGCCTGCGCGCAATGGTATCAGCGGACTCAACCGATGCCTTTTGTTGCTCCAGCATCCGGGCGCCCAGTACTGCCATTTCGCGCTTCTTGTCCTCCAGGTTCGTGCGTAGGGCGTTGAACTCACCCGCCACCTCAACGAAATAGGCACGGGCTTCCGGTCGGGGCAGGATGTTAGCCAGCGCACCTCCGATGCTAATCTCCACCGGATTGCCTTCTTGATCCAGCGTGTCGATGCCGCTGATGAACATTGTTGGTAGGCCGCTGAAGAAACACCCGCGCTCATACGCGGTCGCCTGCTGATAGTGGTGGAAGTTGGTCGTGATGAGGTCAATCAGGGGCGGCGCGTCCATATCCATGCCAATGTCGTCTGTTCCGGCGACGAAGAACGGAATGAAGTCCATCAGTGCGCCGTTCATCTTTGGGTAAATGTCGCCCCCAATCTGAATCTCTTTCTCGCCCTCCGTTTTGAACAGGCGCTGGCGGTACTTGCCATTAGCAAGGTCAAGCACCCGATAGCGCTTTTCCTCGGTGGTCTTGAATTCCTTCGCAGGATCTTGGACTTCGGCTTCCTCTTCGAGCTGAACGCGGGTGAGCCGCTTGACCCCATTGATTGTTTCTTCGCGCCAGTTATAAACACTCTCTGCTTTGTACAGTTTGATAAACGGCCTTGCGTTGACTGCGGCGAAGTCGGCGCGGGTGGTGCCTTCTGGCACTGGTGGATAGTCCACGAGCAATCCAATACGGCCAACGGTGAGCGTCTCTTCCGCAATCCGCTGCAAAATGGTGCTGAATGACGTGCCCGCCAAGTCAATGTTGGTGAGTAGCTCATCCATCGCGAGCGGCACTTCAATGATGGGTGACTTGCGGAACATCATGCCGCGCAGTCCGCTGATTGTCCTCCATGAAGCATTGAAGAAAGGGGTGGCGATGAGGCGCGCCCGGTACGCTTGGTCATCCTCGTCCTGCAACCGGGGCAGGAAAACTTCGCCCTTTTCGTGAACAGCGTGCTCACCTTCGGCGGCGGCGCGTGCCATTTCCCAACGCTCGGACATATCAAGAACCGACTTATGCTTGGTGGTAATGTTCATTGCTGCCTCTCAAAAAAAGCCGACATCTGACTACGCTTGCGCGCTGCCGGTTGCAGTATGGCAGGAATTTCAACCTGCCGGGGAGTGTTCATCGCGGCGCACCTGGTGTCCGCGCTGTACCAACGCGATTTTCAACAACGGGGAATAAAATGTCAACCATATACCTTACAGCAGTGCCTACATGTTGATACTCATTTTCTTCTTCCAAGAAGGCAGAGCCTTTCTTCAGCGTGCCGGTGGCTAATGCCTTGTGAACATACGGCGCAGTATTTGGGTTCACAAACAAACTGCGTTCTCCGTAAGCGTTCGCTATTTTAGCACGGACGGAATTCTGCCCGGCTTTAATTGAAAGTGTGCTGTTGGCGACCCGGCGCGCAACGCTCCACCCCGCATCGCGCAACACACGCTCCATGCTGGTGAAGTCTGATTCTTGATGGTGCTTCTCTCCGGCCTTGCCCGCAGGATCACCATATAACTCCATGCACTTATTGTCGTGGTATTTGTAACGCTCAACAAACTCCATAGCTGTCTGTTGTGCCACTGCTGATGTTAGGATGATCTCTTCCAAGATATATATATCATCCCCGCGCCGAACAGCTATGGCGCTCGACATGGGGGAGTAATTGAAGTCGCATGTTAGCATTAACCGTTCGTGCTTTTCAAGCCGCGCATCGGTGTAATTGTTCTTGTCATAGTCTTCGTAGATGCGCCCGGTGCTGTTTTCAAACGTCGCCTCGTACTCTTGCCGGAATTGCTTTGCCGACATCTGGCGTTTAGCGGATTCGATTGTTTTTGTGGGGAGAATGTCCGAGCTTTTCCAGTGGTACACCTTAAAATCAGGGTCTTTGCCAGACTCAGCGTATTGGCTGAACTCATAAAGGTGTCGTAACCCATCAGGCACACCGATCAGCCAGCACCATGCCAGATAGTCAGGGCGGGATGGGTTGTATGTATCCAGGGCTGGCCTTATGTTCGTCTCCCATGCGCCATCCTTTACATCATCAAGCTCATCTATTAAACCGCCTGTCCATAACACACCTTCGATACGTTCCGGCTTATCCAGCCCGATTAGGTGGATTTCCGTCCCGTTGTTCATGTGGATAATCAAGTCTGTCTCGGACGGAGCTTTCTTTTGCAGGCTTGTAAGGCACAGTAGCTTCATGTCCTGCCAGTAAATCTTCTTCACTTGGTCACGTGTAGGCGCTGCTATGAAGTACCGCTCGCCAGCGTTGCGCATGGCTTCTTTGGCAATGAATCTCTTTGCCCGTTCTGTCTTGCCGCTGCGCCGCCCAGCAGGCACTACGGGAAACCTCACGCCATTTGATACTGCGCGCACTAGGTCAAGCTGGATTGTGTGGTCTTTCAGCTTGTACCAGCGTCGCAACTCTCTACCTGTCTGCGGGGTCATTAGTCAGGCAGGCGTTCGGCTATCTTGCGCAATAACTCGTTATCGTCACTGGCTGGCTCATTCATCCTGTCAACCGCCTCTTTATTGGCTCGCATGAGGTTTATGCCAATGTCTGCGCTCTCATTAGCTAGGCGGGTTAGTGCTGATACACCCTTCAATGCCTCGATTGATTGCAATGGGTCTGCATCATCAACCTTCTGCACTTCTGAATGTGCTAAGGCTTGAAGCCTATGTGCGGTCATTGCGCCATAATTTGCAGCCTGTCCTAGATGGGTCGATATGCTTCGCAGGACTGATGCCATATCCATTACAGCGCACTGCGCGTTAATTGGTAGAGCCTTAATTTCTTTTTCCGTTTCAACTACTTGATGTGCTAGGGATTTTATGGTTTTAGACTGTGCGCTGATACGTGCGCGGATTGCCGATTCAGCAACATCGAACTTCCTTGCTATTGATCTAATGGATTCGCCATCCAGATGCAGTCTAAGGACTTCGTTCCATTGGTTATCCGATAGCTTTGATGGTCTTGCCATATTAGTGATTGCCTATATGTAGTCTATTACACAGCTTCATGGGATTCATTTTGTGGCTCCCCCCATGTTGCGTTAGCGCAGGGTAATGATTGAGCGGCCCCCTGCATTTACGAGCTGTGCCTGTTTGGATCCCGACTAACGGATCCTTTAAAGAGTGGAAGCCTCCGCTAACTTGGTTAGGCGGGTATAGATTACCTGCCAGCATTTGCATTATACAATGTTTTGCGAGAATCCAGCCTTATTTCGCCGCTCATGGTCAGACTGGCAATCCGTGTCGCAGAATCTAGCCCCTTTGCGGGTTTTTTCCCCACAGTTAAGGCATACCCTCGACGGTTTGATTTCGATGCCTGCCAGCGCCCGTATATGGGACAACTGGGCGCTCCTGAATAGTTCCTCGGCATCTGATGCAATATCGGCTTCGTCGCTCATTTCAATTCCCAATCTTTAGAATTACAACATCCACCGAAGCGTCGTCGAATTTGTTGCGATACACGTCAGACCATTGGTGGCTCATTCCGTCAACCAGTGTTTTGCCCTTGTTTGATGCTGGCAGTATGGCAACCAACCTACCACCTATCGCCAGCATCGTGGCGGCGTGCCTGACATGTTCTACTCCCCTCCCGTCACTAAATGGCGGATTCATCACAATGCGGTCAACCGTTCGTCCTGTATATTGTATAAAGTCGGCCTGCTCGACAGAATAGCCTTTAGCCTTAAGCACCGCGCAGTGCAGTGTGGATACCTCGATACATGTCGTTGATTTCGGCATAAAGTCAGCCAAACCACCCTGCCCAGCGCTCGGCTCAAGACAAGTATGATGCGGCTCGATCTCGGCCATTTCTACTGCGATCTCGGCTAGTTCCGGCGGTGTTGGATAGAACTGGTGAGATTTCTGCTCCGGTATCCTGCCCGACCGTGAAAGCTCTTTCAGTACAGGCTCGATTAGATAATCGAATTCCCAACAGTTTTTGCTTGTCTCTGCCCCGCCCAATCGCTCCATGATTGCGATGGTCGGCGCCAGTGGCGGTTCTTTGTGAGTGTATTCCAGCCTCTTCGCGTCCCGTGAATGATACGGGATGCCACGATCAAGGTCTTTCAGCACCTCAAAGCTCACCAGGTCGTGATGTAGTTTATGCTCCTTGGCTTTGCGCGGCTGTTTGGTGCGAAATTCTGCCGGTATCGCCATGGGATGAAGGTGCGCGAGGATTTTGTTCAATTGCCACGCAATGTCTGGGTGAACCTCCATGTGGGCAGTGCCCTTTTTGTACAAACGAATCTTGAACGCACCACCGTCAAATTCATTCCATTGTCCATCCAATTCGATATTATTGAGGTCATGGTAGGTATGGTGAGACTTCGGTATTTCGCGCCCAAGAATCTTTCCGATCACACACCGCAGGTCGTGAATATAGTTCGCCCGTCGGCTATCAATACTAAAGTACGATAGCATGTAGCTCATAATAAACCGCTTGCCGAATGCATTAGGACGATTTGTTAAGTGTTCGTTTGAAAGTGCGCGAAATAACCCATCGACACGCTCTGCCATGAACTGCGCCCGGTTGTTGAGCATCTGCACCAGCGTCAATTTAACGCTGTCATACTCAAACGGCGGGGTTTTATGCTCTTTGATTTGGTTATACCAGTCATTACGTTTGTCGGCAGGCATGTATTCAAGAACATCTGTCAGGAGCATGGCGCGCTGCCAATAATCAGCATCCAATGCTTTAATTGCTGGGTCGAGCTTAAACACATCATCGACACTAGCCACTGACCTGCTACCAGCCAAAGCAGCATCGAAAAAATAATGCATCTGCGTGGCATCCGTTGCAAAACTGGCAATATGCTCAATTCCGGCACGATCCTGTTTGTATTGGCCAACCAAAGAATCAAGAGGGTTATGCAGCGCTACCGCACAGTCATTGGTGAAAAGTGATAGTTCACTCATTTTCCCATCCTGATAATTTCCTGCATTCCTACCCATGCTGCATAGGATGGCCTGATTTCGCCTGCCTCCCATCGCTGGACTGTTCTTAAGCTACACCGCCACAATCTAGCGGCGGCGGTCTGGGTCAACCCACCCCGAAGGGTGATTACCATTTCCGGGGTGATTGGGTTTGAGTTGTTTGGATGGTTGCTCATTGTGAGTCAGGCACAAA